GTGTTCGTTTCCGAAAGCGATATCATCGGCCTGCACATCGAAGCGGAAACCGTGCACGAATTCGAGGCCACGTCGCGAGATGTCGCGAGTGATCTGGTTATCACCAACCACGCAAGCCCGGAACAACTGGAAACCTCGCCATTGCGCGAGTTGATCCCGACAATCGTATGGGCACGGCCCGGACCGGAAATGGCCGCCTGAATTGGCGCCTGGCTTATACTGCAAAGTCTGCGTTGAATTGGCCCGGGTAGGCATTGCTAATCTCTCGAATACAAAGAGATCCCACGAAGACTGGCGAAACGCGAGACTGGCAGATTGGTGTCTGACATGAAAACCCGCTCTGTTTCTGAGGAGATCATGCCCGCAACATTTAGCTGCGTTGGTATGATCATCGTAGGCTGGACGTTCGTGGAGAATTCCCTCGATGCATGGACTGCCGTCGCCTTTCAAGACCATAACGGTGAGGCCATAGAAAAGGAGCTCCCGTACCAGTTTGGGCGCAAAGTGACTTTCCTTAAAAAGTGCTTCCGCCGCTTGCCTGGACTCGCTCCGTTTTCAGGTGAAGCGATACCTTTTCTAGAGCGTGCAAAGATTCTGTCCAATGTCCGCAACTACGTCGCACACGGTACGCTTTCCCACTTCGATCCGGCCGATGCGTCATACGTATTTGTAAAAATCGGGCTGGCTAACGACAAGAAACAACACGAACTCGGTGAGTTACGCATTGCCGGTACGGAACTAGTGAGTTTCGCAAATGAAATCAGTGATATGGCTCGAAAGGGTCAAGATCTCACCAATCGCCTCATGAAGGCGGACGAATAGCCGAAAATCCCGCGCCGCATACCAGTGAAGCAATGGCTAGGAAAAAAATCCTTGACGGCGTGACGGTCCTTTGGTAGGGTTATGTCATCGTCACAGAGTTGCGCCGATGGGGCGGGTGGTTCAGCCGCTCGTTTGATGGTTTCGGGCATGTGCTTCTAAGCGTCAGGATCGGTAAAACTGATCTGATGCGCGGGTTTGCGGTCTGATGCCTGAGAGGCTTCGCGAGAGACGAAACACATGATGGAAATGCGCCAAGCGCCTCCGGTTCGTCCGGGGCGCTTTCTTGTTGGCTGAAACCGGCCTTGCGGATGCGGAGTCTGGCTGGGCTCCGGCTCGGCATGGCGCGGAACATGTTGACGACTGCCGGATGCCGGGAGCCGCTCGAGCCGTGATCCGGGACGGAACGGACCGGCCAATTCAAACGAGGATCGACCATGACCGAAGGCCTCAATGCGACCGCGCCCGACAGGGTGCGCGCACAAGCTTCATCATTGGCGACCAAAGGCAGCGTTGTCATGGCACGGGAGGCGGTGCTGATCGACCGGCTGATCGATCTGCTTCTGGCGGTCGAACCCTTTGAGGTGAAGCAGGGCGAGGCGGGGCCGGTTGAGGAGGGGCAGGAACCGGATGCGCCGGACGCGAATGCTTTGGCCGGAGCCGGGCCCGACGGCGGCTCGGATGGGCCGTCCGGATGTGGTTCGGAGACGGGTCGACCGGGGGGCGACGGGCCGCTGCCCGGGCCCCTCGTGCCGGACCGGAGCGGAACTGCCGGGATCATTGCGAAGCCTTCGGCCGAAAGCACACGGGCGATGCTCACGCGGATGCGTGCGGTGCTCGACCGTGAGGCTGCGCGGCTGGGCGAGGATGGGCTGGAGGGCAAGGCGGCGGTCGACCAGGTGGCGCTGATCGCCCGCACGCTCGAAAAGATCGACCAGATGGAACGGCTGATCGCCGAGGACGCGAACCGGGCCTCCGGCGAGCGCCTGAGCGGCGAGGAGCGCGAACAGATGCGCCGGACCGTGAGGCAGCTCATCCTGTCCGCCGCCGAACGGATGGTGGCGGAACGGGCCGCCGAGCGTGCGTCCGATGGCGCGGCGGGCGATGACGGCGATGCGCCGGTGGCTTGTGCGGAGAGCGGGTCTTCCGACCCGGCGGAGGCCGGGTCGCCGGATTCCTGATCCGGTCCGGGATGACGGAGACAGGATGGCCCGGAGTTTACCACTGACCCTTGCGGTGGTGGTGCGGGTCAAGTGCTTTTACAACGGGTGGGTTTCCTGAACGGGTATCGGAGGGTGCGGCATGATCCTGCGGTCGATGACGGTGGCGCTCAGGGGCAGTGTCTGGTCGGACCCGGTGCCTGGCTTTCGGGTTCCGATCTGCAATCTGCTGGCTTGCGGGTGGGCTCTTGCGCTGAAGGTAAAGAGGCATGCGCCTGCTGCAGCCGCAGAAGGAGACAGTCGGGACACGGTATCCCAGCCCTGTCCGAACAGAATGAAAAATAAGGGCTTGAGCGAGTGTCATGATTCAATTTCGCAGTCCGGAGGGCCGGGCGATCCGCTGAGCGTGCCGGCTCTGCTGACTGACTATGTCGGGCGGCTCGACGACCGGGCGCTCATCGCCAGTGCCCATGACTGGCAGCTGATGGCACGGCCCGAACAATTGCCGCCCGAAGGCGACTGGCGCACCTGGCTGCTGATGGGCGGTCGCGGGTCCGGCAAGACACGGGCCGGCGCCGAATGGGTGCATGCGCTGGCCTCGGGCGATCTGCCAGGACTTGGGCCGGACGGACGCATTGCGCTCGTGGCCGAAACCTTCGGCGATGCGCGCGAGGTGATGATCGACAACGTCTCGGGGATCTTGGGCGTGGCGCGGAGTGCACGGCCCGCCTTCGAGGCGACCCGGCGCAGGCTGGTCTGGCCCTCGGGCGCGGTGGCGCAGATGTTCTCGTCCGAAGATCCCGAGAGCCTGCGCGGGCCGCAATTCTCGCTCGCCTGGTGCGACGAGCTGGGCAAGTGGCGCCATGCGCGGGAGACCTGGGACATGCTGCAGTTTGGCCTGAGGCTCGGCACGGCGCCGCGCCAGATGGTGACGACGACGCCGCGGGCGACGCCGCTGATGCTGTCGCTGGTGAAAGACGCCACCACGCGGATGACGCGGATCAAAACGGCTGACAATGCGGCGAACCTCGCGGCTGGCTTCATCGAGACCGTTCGCGCGCGCTACGGCGGCACGCGGCTCGGCCGCCAGGAGCTCGACGGCGAACTGATCGCCGACCGCGAGGACGGGCTGTGGCGGCGCGAGCAGATCGAGGCGCTGACGGTGCGGGTGCACGGACCGATGTCGCGCATCGTGGTGGCGGTCGACCCGCCCGCATCCGGCGAGGCGAAACATTCCTGCTGCGGCATCGTGGCCGTCGGGCTTGATGGTGACGGCCGTGCCGTGGTGCTGGCCGACGGCTCGGTGGAGGGCGCGAGCCCGTCGGGATGGGCGGAAGCCACGGCACGGCTCTACCGGCGCTTCGATGCCGATTGCGTGGTGGCCGAGATCAACCAGGGCGGCGACATGGTGACGAGCGTGCTCAGGACCGTGGAGCCGACGCTTCCGGTCAGGCAGGTGCGCGCAACGCGCGGCAAATGGCTGCGCGCCGAGCCGGTGGCGGCGCTCTATGAGCAGGGCCGGGTGGTGCATGCCGGGCATTTCGCGGCGCTGGAAGACCAGATGTGCGATTTCGGGCCGGACGGATTGTCGTCCGGACGCTCTCCGGACCGGCTCGACGCGCTGGTCTGGGCGCTGACGGAGCTGCTTCTGGGCCGCCGGAGCGAGCCGCAGGTGAGGCATTTGTGAGCGCGAACCGAAGAGTGCGTCATGCCGGATCTGGTCCGGGGTGACGACGAAAGATTTCACCCCGCCGGGTCGCCTCGGCGGGGTTTCTGTTTCCTGATCTTTGAAGGGATGAGCAAAATGGCATTCGGATTTCGGCTTCCCTGGACAGGTGCGGGTCGGACCCGCGCCGCAGCGTCCGGTCCCGTGGCCACCAAGGGCTGGCTGCCGGGCGCGCTGGCGGCCCTTTCGGGCGGGGAGGGGGCGCAGTGGAGCGGGCGGTCCTATGCCGCGATGGCGCGCGAGGGCTTCATGAAGAACCCGGTGGCCCACCGCGCCATTCGCATGATCGCCGAGGCGGCGGCTTCCGTTCCCTGGGTGGTGTTCGACGGCGCCCGCGAGCAGGAACGGCACCCGGTGCTGGACCTGTTGACCCGGCCCGATCCGGCTGGCGCGGGCAACGTGTTTTTCGAAGCGCTCTACGGCCACCTGACGCTGTCGGGCAACGCCTGGATCAATCCGGTCGGGGCCGGCGGGCGTTTGGCCGGCCTGCAACTGTTGCGGCCGGACCGGATGCGGGTGATCGAGGGGACCGACGGCTGGCCCGTGGCCTATGAGCATCAGTCGGGCGGGCGGCGGCAAAGGTTCCCGGCGCAGCCCGAGGAGGGGCCGGGGCTGCTGCACCTGAAGCTGTTTCATCCGCTTGACGATCATCTCGGCTTCGCACCGCTTGAGGCGGCGCTGATGGCGCTCGACCTGCACAATGCGGCGATGAACTGGAACAAGGCGCTGCTCGACAATTCCGCGCGGCCGTCCGGTGCGCTGGTCTACCAGCCGAAGGAGGGCGGCAACCTGACACCGGAGCAATATCAGCGGCTGAAGGCCGAACTCGAGGAGGGCTATCAGGGCGCGCGCCGCGCCGGCCGTCCGATGCTGCTTGAGGGCGGGCTCGACTGGAAGGCCATGGGGCTGACGCCCCGCGACATGGATTTCGTCGAGGCCAGGAACGGCGCCGCCCGCGACATTGCGCTCGCTCTCGGCGTGCCGCCGATGCTTCTGGGCATTCCCGGCGACCTGACCTATGCCAATTACCAGGAGGCCAACCGCGCCTTTTGCCGTCTGACCGTGCTGCCGCTGGTGGCGCGCACGGCGCAGGCGCTGACCGCCTGGCTGCAGCCCGTCTACGGCGCGGGACTGAGGATCGACCATGACGCCGACCGCCTGCCGGGGCTTTCCGCCGAGCGTGACGCGCTGTGGGCGCGGCTTGGCGAAGCCGATTTCCTGACCGACGAAGAAAAGCGGGAAGCCGTGGGATATCAACGTGTTGCGGGATGAAACGGATTCAGATCAGCAGCACGTTGAATCAGTTTCTGAGCCCGTGCGGCCGCAGATTTCCGGAGGAAGAGCGATGCAGATCCTGGGACCCGACCCTTCGCTGTTTGCCGCGCGCGTGGCCGGCGCCGTCTGCGGGGCGCTTGTGTCGCTTGCCTACATGATGCCGCGGGGCGCCCGGGAAGCGACCGCGCGGGCGGTGGTTGGTATCGCTTCCGGCCTGGTGTTCGGCGGCCCGGCGGGCGTTGCGCTGAGCCAGCGCATGGGGGTGACCGAACTGCTCACGCCCGACGAGACCGTGCTGATGGGCTCGGCGGCGGCAAGCCTGGCGGCATGGTGGGTGCTGGGCGTGCTCACACGGATCGCGGACCGGGCAGGGCGCGGACCGGGGGCCTGAGCAGCCCCGTCGGCGCTGCCTCGCAACGGACACAGATATTTCGACACCAGCAAGGACAAGACCATGACAACGGACTGGAGCATATCCGGACGGCAGCACAAGCGCGTCGACCTGGCACTGGAGGATGTAAGCGGCGACGGCAGCTTTTCGGGCTACGCCAGCCTGTTCGGCGCCATAGATCTCGGCCGCGACGTGATCGAACCCGGCGCCTTCGCAGCCTCGCTCAGGCAGCGCGGTCCGGGCGATGTACGCATGCTCTACCAGCACGATCCCGATCAGCCGATCGGACGCTGGCTGTCGATCCGCGAGGATGACCGCGGCCTGCATGTGGAAGGCAAGCTTTCGCTCGGCGTGGCACGCGCCCGGGAGGTGCACGAACTGATGAGATCCGGCGCGCTCGACGGGCTGTCGATCGGCTTTCAGACCCTGCGCTCGCGCAACGAGGCGAAGGGCGGCGTAAGGCGAATCCTGAGCGCCGATCTCTGGGAGATCTCGGTGGTCACCTTTCCCATGCAGCCCGGAGCTCGGGTGACGGCGGTGAAAACCGCACCCGGGGTCACCGCTCCGACCAAACGCGAACTCGAACGCCGGCTCACGCAGGATGCGGGGCTGACGAGACGCCAGGCGCGCGGGCTTATCGCGCGCGGACACGCAGCCCTTTCGGAACGGCGGGATGCCGGGCCGGACGATCTCAAGCGGCTGGAGATGCGGTTGCGCGACCTGACCCGGACGCTCACGCCGCCGGCCGGCCCCTGAAGGGCCGCAAGGTCGCAAAGACCCCAACACCCATGACCCTTACCCCTGAAAGGACAAAGCCAATGACCATCCAGATCAGACCGCCGCATGCGCCCGAACGCAAATCGGTCGATGCCGATGTGGCGGACGCCTTCGAAAGCTTCATGACGGCTTTCGAGGAGTACAAGCATCACAACGACCAGCGTATCGCCGATATCGAACGCCGCGGCAGCGCCGATGTCCTGACCGAAGAAAAGATGGCCCGCATCGACCGCTCGCTCGACGAGCAGAAGCAGGCGCTCGACCGGCTGATGGTCAAGCAGGCCCGGCCAAGTCTTGGCGGCGGTGCGGGAGGGCGCGAAACGTCCGCCATACGCCAGGCATTTGACGCTTATGTGCGGCGTGGCGACGAGGCCGCACTGCGCCAGGTTGAGTTGAAGGCCATGTCGGCCGGCAGTGACGCCGATGGCGGCTATCTGGTGCCGGACGAACTGGACACCGAGATCGGCCGCAGGCTCTCCGAACTCTCCCCGGTGCGCTCGGTTGCCACGGTTCGGCAGGTCTCAGGTGCTGTGCTCAAGAAGCCGTTTGCGCTCGATGGCATGGCGACCGGCTGGGTCGGCGAGACCGACGCGCGGCCCCAGACAACGACGCCGCAGCTTGCCGAACTCCAGTTCCCGACCATGGAGCTTTACGCCATGCCTGCGGCCACCGCGTCGCTGATCGAGGATTCGGCGCTCGACATCGAAAGCTGGATCGCAGCCGAAGTGGAGGCGGCCTTCGCCGAGCAGGAGGGAGCCGCCTTTGTGGCGGGGGATGGTGTGAACAAGCCGCGCGGTTTCCTCGACTACCCGAGCGTCGATGATGCGGCGTGGAGCTGGGGCAATCTCGGCCACATCGCCACCGGTGCAGCGGGTGGCTTCGGTGCGGAACCGTCGGACCGGCTGATCGAGCTGATCTATGCGTTGAAAGCCGGGCACCGGCAGAACGGGCGGTTCATGATGAACCGCAAGACCCAGAGCCAGATCCGAAAGTTCAAGTATGCCGACGGCAACTATCTCTGGATGCCGCCCGCCGGCGTGGGTCAGCAGGCCTCGCTGATGGGCTTCCCGGTGGTAGAGGCCGAGGACATGCCCGACGTTGCCGACGGATCCGCCTCCATCGCCTTTGGCGATTTCCGCCGGGGCTACCTGGTGGTCGACAGGACCGGGGTACGCATCCTGCGCGATCCCTATTCGGCCAAGCCCTACGTGCTGTTCTACACGACCAAGCGCGTCGGCGGCGGGGTGCAGAACTTCGAGGCCATCAAGCTGATGAAGTGCGCCGCCTAGTGGCTTGATCGAGACAGGTGGGATCCACCGGTCACGATCGAACCGCTTGCGAACTTCATCATGGGCGGTCCCGCCCCGTTGCCTCCCCGGCGGCGGGACCGCCCGTTTCCAGACTTGCTCCGCCGGAGATTGCCATGACCCTGATTGAGACCGATCCGCCGCTGGCGGAGCCGGTGACGCTTGCCGATCTGAAGGCCCATATGCGCATCGACTTGAACGACGAGGATGCGCTTCTGGAAAGCCTGATCCGCGTTGCCCGCGCCCATCTCGAGGCTGTGACCGGAACCGCGCTGATGCCGCGCGGCTTGAGACTTGTGCTTGATGATTGGCCTGACGGATCTGTCATCGAACTTATGAGGACGCCGGTGCAATCCATTGATGCGATTCGTGTTTACGACATCGATGGTCTGCCTCGGGAACTGATGCTTTCGGGCGCGTTGCTCGACGCCACTGCGCGGCCCGCCCGCCTCGCGATCAGTCAGAAGCTTCGCCCCGGTCAGCCGATCAACGGCATCGAGATCGAGTTCACAGCGGGCTTTGCAACCGCCAACGAGATACCCCCCGAACTGATCCGGGCGATCCTGCTGCATGCCACGCATATGTACGAATTCCGAGGTGCGGTGTCGGCGGACATGCAACCGGCTGCCATCCCGGCAGGCTACGAGCGGCTGATCGCACCCTGGATGAGGAGGGCCCTGTAATGGCCAAGATGTGGCTTGACCCGGGCCGCCTGAGTGCGCGGCTGAGACTTGAAGCGCCTGCGGACGAGGATGATGGCCAGGGCGGAGTGAACAGCGGCTGGACCACCGTCGCCGACGTCTGGGGCCGGCTGGAGCCTTTGCGCGCCACGCCCAGCGAAGAGGCGGGGGCGGCGATTGCGCCGGTCAGCCACCGGGTCACGATCCGCCACCGATCCGATGTGCGGCACGAGATGCGCTTCGTCTTTCGCGGACGGTCGCTGTTGGTTCGCGCGGTGCGCGATCCCGACGAAAGCCGCCGCTATCTGATCTGCGATTGCGAGGAGACCCGACCATGAGCGCCAACGCGTTGCAGCAAGCGGTCTACGAACGGCTCTCGGAAGATGCCGCAATTTCCGCCATCACCGGACCGGGCCGGGTTTTCGACCGCCGCATCACCCGTGCTGAACCGCCTTACCTGGTGCTCGGCGAGGCGGTGTCGACCGATTATTCGACCGGCGACGGGCCCGGCACCGAGCACCGGTTCGAAATCGAGGCATGGACCCGCCAGAACGGACGCAGGGAAGCCGTCGAACTGGCGGACGCCGTGCGCTCGGCCCTTCACGAGGCTGATCTCGCCCTCAGCGGCGCGACGCTCGTCAATCTTCGCCATGAACGGACGGTCAGCCGCCGTGCACCGAAAAGCGCGCTGCATGTGGCGCGGTTGCGGTTCCGCGCGGTGAGCGAACCGTAACCCCGACGCCGCCCCACCAGCACAGGAAAGGACACTGCCATGACCGCTCGCAAGGGCAAGGATCTGCTCATCAAGATCGACGACGGCGGAAGCTTCGTCACCATCGCAGGGCTGCGCGCGCGCCGGCTCGCCTTCAATGCCGAAAGCGTCGACATCACCGATGCGGAATCCTCTGGCCGCTGGCGCGAACTGCTGGGTGGCGCAGGCGTGCAGCGCGCAGCACTCTCGGGCGGTGGGCTGTTCAAGGATCAGGCGAGCGACGCGCTGGCGCGGAGTGTTTTCTTCGCTTCCGAGATCCGCGACTGGCAGGTGGTGATCCCCGATTTCGGAACCGTCACCGGGCCTTTCCAGATCGTCGCGCTCGAATATGCCGGCCGTCACGATGGCGAGATGACCTTCGAGATCGCCATGGAATCGGCCGGTCAGCTCCAGTTTGCGGAGATCTGAGCCATGCGTGTGCATCCCAACCGGCATCGCGGTGAGATTGCCGCCCGTCTCGACGGGGAGAGCCGCATCCTGTGCCTGACCCTCGGCGCGCTGGCGGAACTGGAAAGCGCCTTTGGCGTGGACGATCTCGCCGGTCTTGCCGCCCGCTTTGAGCACGGGCGTCTCTCCGCCGGGGACATCATCCGGATCGTCGGCGCCGGACTGCGTGGCGCTGGCAACATCGCAAGCGACGAGGACGTGGCCGAAATGTCCGCGGAAGGCGGGGTTGCCGGGTTCGCCGCCATCGCGACCGAGCTGCTCTGGGCCACTTTCGGCGGCGCGGCAGAAGGACAATCAGCCCCGCCAATGGCGAAGGGCACGGACACGGATCGTCAGGACAGCTCAAATCCTGGCGGTACGCAGGCGGCATCGCGGTGACGAAGAAGGAACAGGCGCCGTTTCCCTGGGCGTCGGTCATCCGTTTCGGCCTCGGCCGCTTGCGGCTTGCACCGGAGACGTTCTGGGCACTGAGCCTACCGGAATTGGCCGCGCTGATCGGCGCTGAGAACCATCCCGGGCACGCCACCCGCAACGATCTTGAAGATCTGATGGCGCGGTTCCCGGACCGGTTCGGCACGGACCCGCAGGAAAGCGCATCCCGGCAGGCGGCCCGAAACCATGGGGGTCCCAATGCGACCCTTCCGTCCGCGAGAACGAGGAGAGCAAGTGATGACTGACGAACCCGATTTCGACCCAGGCGGGAACTTCGATCTCGAAGGCGCCGACCGGGCGCTCGATGAGCTTACCCGCAAGGCCAACGCCTTTGGCGGGGCGCTGTCGACGGCGCTGAAGCAGGCGACGGTGGACGGACGAAGCCTCGATGACGTTCTGCGCGGCCTCGGCAACCGGATGATCGGCATTGCCCTCGATGCAGGCATGCGGCCGCTCGAGGGTTTGATCAGCCAATCGATTGCCGGGCTGACCGGCAACCTTACAAGGATCATGCCTTTCGCCAAGGGCGGAGTGCCGGGCAGGGTGCAGGCCTTTGCCGATGGCGGCGTGGTCGGCGGCCCGACGCTTTTTCCGATGCCTGGCAATGGCATCGGGCTGATGGGAGAGGCAGGGGCGGAGGCGATCCTGCCGCTCGAACGCGGACCGGATGGACGGCTGGGCGTCGCCTCGGGCCGTTCGGTGCCACCGGTGCAGGTGACATTCAACGTGACCACGCAGGACGCGGCGAGCTTCGCCAAGTCGGAAACCCAGGTAACCGCCATGCTGGCGCGCGCGGTCAGCCGCGGCCGCCGCGGGCTTTGAGAGCTGGATATGCCGATGCACATGGAGATCCAAGATGACTGACGGCTTTCACGAGATCCGGTTGCCTCTGCGCCTGTCGCTGGGGGCAAGCGGCGGTCCGGGGCGGCGCACCGACATCGTCGCCCTGTCGAATGGCGGGGAAACGCGCAACGCACGATGGGCAGATTCCCGGCGCCGCTACGATGTCGGCACCGGGCTGCGCAGCCTCGATGACCTGTACCAGCTGATCGAATTCTTCGAGGCCCGGCGCGGGCAGCTCTACGGCTTCCGGTTTCGCGATCCCGTCGATCATCTTTCGGCCGTCCATGGCCAGACGATCACCGCGATCGATCAGGTGATCGGCGAGGGAGATGGCGTGCGCACCCTTTTCGAACTGACCAAGACCTACGCCGACGCGGGTGGTTCGACATCTCGCCGCATTGAAAAGCCCGTGGAGGAGAGCGTTCAGATCGCCGTCGACGGCGTGGCGCTCGAACCGGGCGATTTCACTGTCGATACGCAGGCAGGGCTTGTGACGATCGCCCCGGGGCTGACACCGCCGCCGGGCGTTCCGGTCACTGCCGGCTATGAATTCGATATCCCCGTGCGCTTTGACACCGACCGGATCGAAATCTCGCTGGCCGCCTTTAGGGCCGGATCGGTTCCCGTGGTCCCGCTCGTGGAGATCAGGCCATGAGGGAAATTCCTGAAGCACTCGGCACCCATCTCGCCCGCACCGCCACCACGCTTTGCCATGCCTGGAGGCTCACGCGAACCGACGGGCAGGTGATGGGGTTCACGGAACACGACCGTGACCTTGAATTCGACGGAACGGTGTTTTCGGCAGCCACCGGGTTTCGGGGTTCGGAGGTCGAGACCGGGCTCGGGCTTGAAGCGGATGCCGCCGATGTGGCCGGTGCGTTTTCGGACGCGGCGATCAACGCCGATGATCTGGCGCTCGGGCGCTATGATGGCGCGCGGGTGGAGACGTTTTTGGTCAATTGGCAATCGCCTTCCCAGCATGTTCTGCTCTCGACCCGCGAACTTGGCGAGGTGACAAGCGCCGGATCGGCGTTCCGGGTGGAATTGCGCAGTCTGGCAGCCCGGCTCGACCAGCCGATGGGTCGGCTTTATTCGAAGCGCTGCGATGCGGATCTGGGGGACCAGCGCTGCGGCGTTGACCTTGCGGCGCCGCCCTACAGGCTCGCGGGTTCGGTTGTCGAGGTGGTCGACGATGTAACGCTGATCGTCAGCGGCCTTGCGAACCGCCCGTCCGGCTGGTTTTCCGGCGGCCGGATGCATTTCGTCTCCGGCCTGCTTGCCGGTGTCGCCGCCGATATCGCAAGTCACGAACCCGACCCGGCCGGGACGCGGATCTCGCTCTGGGCGCCGCTTGCCCGGAAGCCTGAGCCGGGCGATGCGCTTGAGGCGACCGCAGGGTGCGACAAGGCGTTTGAAACCTGTTCCGCCAAATTCGCCAACACGCTTAATTTTCAGGGTTTTCCGCACCTTCCCGGAAGCGACTTCGCCTATGGCTATGCCGATTCCGACACCGTGCATGACGGCAGGCCGATCGTACCATGAGCAACCTGGATTGGGAGGCCAGCCATCGTGCGCGCATCGTGGATGCGGCACGAAGCTGGATCGGCACACCCTACAGGCACCAGGCCTCCCGGAAGGGCGTGGGCTGCGACTGTCTGGGGTTGGTGCGGGCCATTTACGAGGAGATCGCCGGACGCCCGGCAGAAGCCCCCGAGCCCTATCAGCCCGACTGGGCGGAGCGCAGCGGCGTCGACCGCCTGATCGAGGCCGCGCGGCGCCATTGCGGCGATCCGGTGCCTTTTGCCCAGGCGCGGGCCGGCGACATCGTGCTGTTCAGGTGGCGCGGGGGCGTGGCGGCAAAACACGCGGGCATCCTCACCGGGCCGGATCATTTCGTTCATGCCTATGAGGCAGCGGGGGTGATCGAAAGTGCACTGGTGTTCTCGTGGCGGCGTCGAATAGCCGCGATCCACCGGATTCCTCTCCCGATCCTGTTCTGAAAGCGAGACTTCGATATGGCGACACTCCTGCTTCAGGTGGCGGGCGCAGCGCTCGGCGGCGTTTTCGGTCCGGTCGGAATGGCAATCGGCTCGGCGATCGGCGCAACCGTTGGCGGCATGCTCGATTCAAGCCTGCTCAATTCCAGCCGCACCATACGCGGACGCGGGCTGAGCGGTGCGCGCATTCCCTCTGCCGACGAAGGCGCACCGGTGCTCAAGGTTCATGGAACGATGCGGATTGCCGGAACGCTGATCTGGGCGACACGCTTTGAAGAAACCGTGACGCGGCAGCGCCAAGGGGGCAAGGGGCGCGGGCCTGTCACCGAAACCTACAGCTATCACGCCAATTTCGCGCTTGGGCTCTGCGAAGGGCAGATTGCATCGATCCGCCGGGTCTGGGCGGACGGGCGCGAACTGGATCTCGAAACCATCGACATGCGGATCTATCGCGGCACGGCGACGCAACTGCCTGATCCGCTGATCGAGGCCAAGCAGGGGAGCGGGCGCGTGCCTGCCTGGCGAGGGCTCGCCTATGTGGTGTTCGAACGGCTGCCGCTCGACGGTTTCGGCAACCGGATACCGGCGTTTCAGTTCGAGGTGGTTCGCCCGGTTGGCACGCTCGAAACGGCAATCGAGGCGGTGGCGCTGATCCCCGGATCGACCGAACATGGCTACGCAACCACTCCGGTGCGCGAAAGTGTCGGTGTGGGTGCGCAGCGTCTGATCAATCGCAACATGCGTCAGGCCGCCACCGACTGGAGCCAGTCGATCGACGAGCTGCAGGCACTGTGCCCGAACCTCAAATCCGTGGCGCTGGTCTCAGCCTGGTTCGCAGACGACCTCCGGGCCGGCCATTGCCGGTTTCGTCCGGGCGTCGAGGTCCGGCACCGCGCCGGCGAAACGAGACCGTGGAAGGTGGGCGGAGAGACACGCATCAGCGCCCATCTCGTCAGCACGAAGGATGGCGGCCCGGCCTATGGCGGCACACCCGACGACAGCTCCGTGATAGAGGCGATCATGGACCTCAAGGCCCGCGGGCTGAAGGTGACGCTCTATCCCTTCGTGCTGATGGACATTCCCGCAGGCAACGATCTTCCCGCGCCCGACGGCTCTTCGGCGCAGCCTGCATATCCATGGCGCGGCCGCATCACGGCCGGGCCGGCGCCGGGATTGCCGGGAAGCCCGGATGGAACCCCGGCAATGCGCGATGAGATCACGGCGCTGTGCGGGGCGACCGCAGTTTCCGATCTTGCCGTCGCGGGCGGGACGGTGAACTGGACCGGTGGTGACGCGGGTTACCGGCGCTTCGTGCTGCATCACGCAGCACTGGCCCAGGCGGCGGGCGGCGTGGACGGCTTTGTCATCGGGTCCGAGATGACGGGTCTGACTCGGCTGCGCGATGGCGACGGTAGATTTCCCTTTGTCGACGAGCTCGTTGAACTGGCCGTCGATGTCCGCTCCATCCTCGGCCCGGACGCGACGCTCACCTATGCCGCGGACTGGACCGAATATGCGGGCTATCGCCCGGACGACGGTTCCGGCGATGTGTATTTCAATCTCGATCCGCTTTGGGCCCATCCCGAGATTGGGGCGGTCGGCATCGACAACTACATGCCGCTTTCCGACTGGCGCGACGCCGACATGATTTCGGGCAATCCGGACGGAGCGCGCTTTGCCAATGATGCCGGCGCAATGGGTGAAGCCATCGAGGGTGGGGAGGGCTACGACTGGTACTATGCGGACAAGGCGGGGCGGGATCTGCGCCAGCGGCTGCCAATCTCCGACGGCCTCGCCGGCAAGGATTGGGTCTATCGGTTCAAGGATCTGCGCGGGTGGTGGGAAAACCTGCATCACGATCGCTCAAGTGGGGTCGAATCGGCAACGCCCAGCCCCTGGGTGCCGGGCTCAAAGCCGTTCTGGTTTACTGAACTTGGCTGCCCGGCTGTCGACAAGGGCGCGAACCAGCCGAACGTGTTTCCCGATCCGAAATCATCCGAAAGCGCTCTTCCCTGGTATTCGAGCGGCGGCCGTGACGATCATGGGCAGCGCGCATTCATCAAGGCGCATCTGCAGCACTGGTCGGGGCCGCAAAACGCCGATGCCATGGTCAGCCGCGACCATATCTATCTCTGGAGCTGGGATGCGCGACCGTTCCCGGCATTTCCTCTGTCCGGCACGGTCTGGTCGGATGGAGAAAACTGGCGCACCGGACACTGGCTCAACGGCAGGCTGGGAACTCTCAGCGTCAGGGACCTGATCTCGGTGGTACTCCAGGAGGCCGGATTCGCCGAATTCGATGTCGAGCGTGTCGACGGTGTGCTCACGGGCCATGTGATTTCCAATCCTTTGTCGCCGCGCTCGGTGCTTGCGCCGCTGCTGGAGGCCTTGTGCATTGATGTGCGCGAGGGACCGCGTGGCCTGGTCTTCGCCTCGCGGCTGGGTGCTGCCTCGGCGCCTGCCAGGATTTCGGTGGTCGCCGAGCCCGACGAGGGAGCCTTGTTCGAAGAAACGCGCGGCGAAATCTCCGAGTTCGCCAACGAAGCCATGATCCTCTTCGCCGATCCGTTGTCGGACCACGCCGCAGCGTCGGCGCGCTCGCGAAGGCTCGAGGGAGAGACGTTGCGCCAGCGCGACATTGCGCTCAGCGTGGCAATTGAGCCCGGGCTCGCACGTGCAGCGGCCGACCGGTGGCTTCAGGACCACCGGCTGCAAAGGCGGCGGCTCAGATTCGCGCTGCCGCCCCAGAACGCGGAACTGCAGCCGGGGGACATTGTGCGCCTCGACCACGAAGATGCGCCGGTGGGGCGCTTCCGTGTACTCCGGATCGAGGATGGCGAGCACCGCCGCGTCGAAGCCGTTGCCCATGCCGGAGCGCTTGCAACAGCCGCCGACTGGACACTGCCGTCGGGCGGACAGGGCGACATCAACGCCCACTTCGCGCCCGAAATCGAGTTCGTCGATCTGCCGGTCCTGTCAGGCAATGACGAAACGGCGTGGGCGCGCGCAGCCGGTCTGGCGACGCCCTGGAGGCGGATTGCCCTGTCGAGTTCACCCGAATCCGAAGGCTACGTTCCGCGGATCGTGCTCGACGCGCCCTCGAAACTGGGGACCCTGACCGCCGCCCTGTCGCCCGGCGGGCGCGAGGGCTGCATTGACCGGCGCCATTCGATTGAGCTCGATCTTGCCTTTGGCGGTCTTTCCTCCGTGAGCCGTCTGGCGCTGCTCAATGGCGCCAACGCCGCTGCGGTCAGATCCGATTCCGGCGCCTGGGAAGTCGTGCAGTTCGAGCAGGCCGAAGAGCTTGCCGCCGGACGCTGGCGGCTTTCAAATCTGTTGCGCGGGCAGGGCGGTACCGATGACGCCATGCGCGCAGGCGCAAGCGCGGGCGGGAGATTCGTGCTTCTGGACAGGGCGGTGCTGCCTCTCGGGCTGGCGCTCGAAGAGGCGGGCCGCGCGCTAAACTGGATCGCCGAAGCTGCGGGCGGCACGGCCGATGGTGCAACACCGAAGATCTTTGCTGGCGGCGAACGCGCGCTGGTGCCGCTTTCGCCGGTGCATTTGAGCGCACGGCGTGAAGCCGCCGGGGTCACGTTCGAGTGGATTCGACGCGGCCGGCTCCAGGCCGACAGCTGGGTGCCCGCAGAAATCGCCGACGACGAGGGCTTCGAGCGCTACCGCGCCGAAATCCTTTCAGGCGGTCAGGCTGTGAGAACCATTGAGATCGATGCGCCTCGATGGCTCTACGCTGCGGGTGACGAGGTGGCCGATTTCGGAGCTCCGCAGAACGAACTGACCCTGCGCGTGGCCCAGGCGGGCAAGCGCATCCCCTGGGGTACCGCCCGGATGGCGACACTGCGCGTCTGATTTCCAACCGGTCTTCCGACCAACCCTCGAAAGGACATAGACCATGGACACAACAAAGCCGTGGTGGCAATCCAAGACCCTGTGGGGTGCGCTCGTGACGCTCATTGCGGCAGCCCTCGGGCTTGCCGGGATCGATCTCGCTGACAGCGAACGGGAAGCGCTCACCGAAATGATGACCTCGCTCGGCGCGGCCATTGGCGGACTGATCGCCATCATCGGCCGGATTTCGGCCAAGTCGCGGATCGGATGAACGAAAACGCAAACGCTGCGAAGGGTGTTTCCATTCATTTGCCGTTCAGGCAGGATCCTGTATCAATTCAGCCAAGATGAAATGCAAACCCCTTCTAGGCCAACCATGACCGCGAATCTTCTCAGTGTTGCTTTGATAGCCGTGCAAACGGCAATGGCCCCGGCGCCGGCTGCCGAAATGCGGACGCCGGATGGCACCGCGATCGTCGCCGCAGCAGCCGATTGTTCCGGTGCCGCGGCCAGGGTCGTAAGCCAGACCGGCGGCCAGTTGCTCTCCGCCGCATCTCAGAACCAGGGCGGCCAGACCGTCTGCGTCGTCACCGTGCTGGTTCCCGGCAACGGGGCAGAGCGGCCGAAAAAAGTCACCGTCTCCGTTCCGCAATGA